TCTTATAAAATTAAAGCAATTAGGTTGACTATTTAGTATATCAGCCGGTTTAAAAGTATGACTATTGAGCATCTTTGGAAAGCTTGTTTTGTTAACAGTTTTGCTATCTGCATACCACTCATATGTTATTGCGTTTTTTTGATATTTATAACCGTGGGGGGGACCAACACCAATAGTGGTTGGATTAGTCCATTCTTGTTTTACTTTTTTTTGTGAATAATCATAGGTAATTTTTATTTCAAAATTTGAAAAAAAACCTGAACCTTGATTAACAGTATAGTCACTTGTTGAATACACATTATTTAATCTAATTCCTGTAAAGTTTATTTTTGTTTTACCAATTTGCTTATTTGAAGTTGCAAATCTTATTTTATTATTTGATGTACTTAAACCATCTATTGGATCTAATCCACCACCAGGATCACACATGGTTACAAGCGGACTAAATATATATGCCTCTGTAGTAGGCTCCGCTTTTCCTTTCTTTAAATCTCTTATTATATTCCCTGTATCTACAAGGAATATTGGTTTGTCTTGCGCACCAGTAGTACTAGGTTTAGACATTATTATTTCATATAATTTTTTGCCCGATTTTATTTTATTTTTTTCAATTCCCATAACATTATAACTAAAACCCACTTTAGTTTTAGTCGCTCTAGTTGTAATTTGAGTATCTACTGTTCCAAGTGCTGTGACTTGTTTTTTTATAAAATCTTGTAAATTTTCGCTTCCTGTATTAGCAATATATCTCAATAAGACGTCCTCAACATTATCCGAAGAGCAATGTAATACATCATTATAAGATGAAGTTGATGTAGTGTTAATACCAGAATTCAATATTTTTGAAAATCTATCCTCATAGAAGCTATATCGAGCATAATTAATTACATCAGCACCTATAACTTCACCTTTAGGTCTCTTCTTTCTATCAGTTTTAAAATCATGAATCATTTCACAAAATATAAAGTCTTTTAACATATCATCCTCAGTTGGAATTGTTGTCATATATATAATTATATATATAAATATATAATTATATATATAATTTATTTATATATAATTATATATAATTATATATAATGAGCGATATAGATTTACATACTATAAATCAACTTAGTAAATTATTATCTAGGTATAAAGATGATGTAACTGAATCTGGTGGCGTGATTGCATATTCATTTTTTATATATAAAAGCGGTGTAGATGCTATTATTAAAAATTATGCTATGCAATATATACATTATATATATATATTAATTTTTGATGAAGTTAAAGAAAAATTATATTGTCCGTTCGACTTTGAGTTAATCTCGCAAGATGACACGCGTCTTATTATTTTATATGATACAAACTTTTTATCTCTAGAAGAAGCAGAATTTATAAATAGATTAACAATTATAAATGATTATATAAAAGATAATACCCCCAACGTTATAGATATAGAATATATATATAATAATTGTTTTTCTCTTATTCAAGATCATTTACATTATGAATATAATGTAAATATAGAGAATATAGAGAGTGATACAATTACATTAGACGGTAGTATAATAGCTCGTGGAAAAACTCGTCAAGACAGAGCATCATTAATAGCACAGACACAACAATTTTTAGATTGTATATTAATAGAGCTACTGCAAAAATTATGCCGTGGAAGATCAATGACTACTAATTATAAAAAATTAGTATGTTTAGCTATTACTTTATGTTATATTATTTTATACAAAATCAGCAAAAGCAGTATAGAGCAAAGTTGGTTTTGGAATAAACTAATGGATGAAAGAAATGAGCTAAAAAAGTATATAGATAAAATTTTACCTAATTTAACTGATACATTGGTTTACGACCTTTTAATTCAAATACAACATATTACAAACTCTTGTTTACAATCCATTAACATAGATTGTAATGAAGTTAGTGATAGTAGAGTACTATCAGTTAGAACAATTATTACTGCTCTTTCAACAATAATAGTTTATTTTAAAACTACATTTAATTTTACAGACATCGATTTCAAAACATTTACTATAATTTTATCTGATGTATATGGCGACCCTAATACTGATACTGTTGCTAGAGTAATTAATTATAACCAAAATCTATTATATAAGCTATGCAAAACTTCTATAAAAAGTGAAGATGATGCTTATATTATAGCACTTATTAAATGCAGAACTTTGTATATAAATTTTATAGATGAAATAATAACAGTAATTTATTTGTTAAACAATTCTGCTAATATGACTATAGATATTACACATATAAAAGACAAACTTGATCATATAATTCTTATAAACAAAATATTTAGAACTAGAGTGAATGAGGCACAGAAAATAGATATTATTACTAATGAATATAAAAAAAATATAAAAAATTTTGAATTAAATTATTTATCATTAGCAACCAAATTTAATTCTATTTCACAATCTAATAATCAATTAAATTTAAAATATACCCCATCTAAATCTGATCAACCTGATGTTGATAAACTAGTTTATGGAGTGCCAATAGAATTTACTTTAATTGAAACAGATATTATACCAAACACCGCAAATATTTTAAATACATGTGGTGTGAAAGAAACTCCTACTCTAACATATGAAAATCCTAGTTATCAAAATTTGTTTTGTTATCTACCTTGAGTTATCTTAGTTAAAAATAAAAAATTGAAAACTGTTGAGTAATGACAATATAAATATGTATACTTGTCTGTTGTTTTATTGTATATATTATGTATAAAGGGATCAAATAATATGGTATCAGTGACAGTCTTGTTGATAACTTTAACTTGTTTTTCTCCAAAGCCACATACTTGACCAATATTTTGTAATGTAGTATTCATAGTATTTATTAAAGTACTAGAAACATTAATTGTAGGAGGTGACAAATCTCCGCTAGGTCCTCCACTAGGTCCTCCACTAGGTCCTCCACTAGGTCCTCCGCCAGGTTTATAGGAGTAGTTTAGAAGGTAAGACATTAAATTACTTGAGTTGGTATAATAGACTTTCCAATCTTCTCGTAATCTACTTTTTAAAACTTGATTTAAATTATGATATAACCATAGCAATGTGCAATATTTATGATAATCAAAATTATGTCTTATAGTTCTATTTACAAATTTGTCTTCTTCCGGAACATTTAAGATTTGTCCTATCATACCTCGTCCTGCACGTCCTGTACTTACTAAATTAATCATAAACATAGCAAATATTATAAAAATTACATCATCATTCTTATTAGCCGAATTTGGTAGTGTTTTATATAATATACTTAATAACATAACATCTAATTTAATATATTCGGTTTGATCCGTTTCTTGATTGGTATATTTTATAAACTGTTTCATCCCAATAATCCAGTTAATCATATCTACATTAACACACTCTTCATCATCATGTCTGCTATATATATTAAACTTTTCTGTAATATAACCAAATTTTTTCAAACGAAATAACAAGACTTCTATTTGTAGTTGTGATGGTGATTCTATATAATCAAGATTTAAGAAATTATATTTTTCTAACAAACCTAAAAACATACTATCCAGTCTGTTATGTAATAAATCTGAATCTTTACTAGGTTTAAAATTTTCATACATGGGTTTAGTATATAGTCTAAAACAAATTCCATCACATGTTCTTCCTGTTCTGCCTTTACGTTGATTAGCAGATGCTTTATTAATAGCTTGAATAGATAATATATCCATATTCATACTGCAAAGATGATCTGAGCGTTTATAGTTACCAAAATCAATGACATATTTCATATGTGGAAAAGTAATAGAAGACTCTACAACATTTGTAGCAAATATTAAGAGAGGCATAACTTGTCCAACATGTTCAGCTTTTATATCATGACTAGACATACCAGTCTTATCTTTTTTCATTCGTTCAGGGTATTCTTGTGTAAATTCTTCCGTACCTCTATACTCGTCTGCAAAGTCCATATTTAATTTAGCATGCCTTCCTATTCTAACTTTATGATTTTTTGAATAAAATACTACATCATAGTAGTCTTGAACTTTGAACATGTATAAATAGCTCCATATTATTTTAACAACATTTTTTTCGGGAACAAAAACAATAATGTCTTTATTTTTTTTGTCACGCTCTCTAAGAATTGTTGAAACTTTTTGTGGAGGGGTATTATCAGCGGGTAAAAATTTTAGTTTATCTTCATCTTCTGTTATTCCGGGATCCATTTGGGCCGACGAATTTGGTATTTCATGTTTTACTATTTGTAATATTAACTGTGCAGCCTTTATTAAAGTGGAACATAATTCATCATCATTAGGTAAATAATATACATCAACCTTGTACGCATTATTACCTCCTATTATGGCATCTCCTCTTTTAGGATCAATAACCCAACTTTTATCTTTAGCTGTATCTATATGTAATATAGGAACATCGCTATTATAATGATTAGACCATGCTTTATCAAAAGTAGTTTGATCTGTTTCATCACATATAACACCAGCTGTGTCATCATTACTTCCATATGGTATTTTCTCTCCATAAAAATATTCTTTAAATATACAGGCATTTATTGTTGCGCTCATAATTACAAGTTTAAAATTTGGTCTAACTAATATTAGTCTTTTCATAAGCATTAACAACATATCTATTTCGGTTGTTCTTTCGTGTGCTTCATCTATTATAACACAACTAATTTTATACGTTTTTCTATTTACTCTGAAATATTCTAAATATGGGTCACTTTCCATTCTTTTTAATAATAATCCTGATGTAATAAAGTTTAAATGTGTTCCAGGCTTATGGTCCTCATCAGCTTCAATAGCAAGTATAGTTCCTATTATTGTTTCGCCATTGTAGTTGTTACACGATTCCTCGTCATTTGGGTCTGATGCATTGGCGTCGGCGATAGATGATTGGACCGGAGGATTTTTATTCATTGATTTTACAAGTGTAACCTTAGGTAGAGCACATAACACCATACTATTTTCATCAATTTCTGGTATCATTATATTATTAGGATTACTTATCTGCCAATTTATGATGGTATTAGTTGGTTCTATCATTCTAATTTTAAATTTTTTATCTCTTCCTGGTTGTGTTAATATTTCTAGTAAATATATTGGAACTCTAGTTGTTTTACCTAATCCTGTTCCTGCTGTTAAAATTATAGTATTATTTGTATAAACTTTATTATGTATTGCTTCACGATATAGATCAAATACATTATTATTGGAAATAATTTTAAGACCAGTTTGTAATGAGGGGACAAAGAGTTTTGCTTTAGGATTAAATTTAAATTTTTGTGATATTGGTGTTGATGAGGGGATATCGGATGATGAGGGGATATCTGACAATGAGGGGATATCGGATGATGAGGGGATATCTGACGATGAGGAAGTCTCATACATTGGATTATAATATGTCATTGGAGCACCGGGAGGAGTAGTACCAGAAGCAAATGTTAAATTACTAATACCTACTCCTAACTTACTATTACTATTACATAAAGAGCTTATAATAGTAAATAACTTTATTGTATCAGCAAAATATTTACCTATTAACGTTTTATCTATAGTATCTTCATAATTTAAAAAACTAATATAATAATATCTTTTAATATTTTTATTGTCATATGGATGTCTTAGCTCACTTTTGAGATTATTAAAAGCATCATAATTATTCGCCAGAATATCCCCATCACCAGCATATAGATCATAGAATTTGGGGAGACTATAAGATTCGATAGGAATTTCTAATATATAGAAATTCTTATTGCGTGCTAACTTCTTATTTCTTAAAAATTTTAATTTGCTATTACCTCGTTCAAGTTCTAATGATAGAAGAACTTTGTTTTCACTTAGTTTATCATAAATTTTTTTTTTAAGTTCTTCTTTTTTAAGTTCTTCTTTCACTGTAAAATCAATATAAAACATCGCAATAGGTTTATTATTGTGACGGCTAAAAAATTTTAGAGATATCATTAGTTCTTCTTCTTCTGGTGAGTTTGAGGACATCGATGAAATATATATATATTTTATATATATATTTATATATATTTATACCAAATTAAATACATGTTTTTTTTTGTTTAAACTTTTATTAAATAGCAAATGATGTTTTTTATTTTTTGTTTTATTATTATTATACCTATATAATTTTTCTCTTTGTTTTCTAGATTTATATTTTATAGATTTATAATTTTTAACTCTCTTTAATGTTTTATATTTATTAACACTTCTTTTAATAATACTATTATTAAATGAAGACTTTACTTTGTTATATAGCCCATACGAAGAATGCTGTGCTTTTGCACCTCTTCCTTTACGCAGATACCGTGTAGTATCTGATTTACGTGTATGTTTATCTGATGGAGATGGAGTTCGCGATCGATCTTTTTGTTGTTGTGGAGATGCAACACCACGAGGACGTGCAACACCACGAGGACGTGCAACACCAGTAGGTGCAACACCAGTAGGTGCAACACCAGTAGGTGCAACAAGAGTAGGAGGAGGAGGAGGAGGAGGTGCTGGTTCTAGTGCTGGTGCTTGTGCTGGTTCTAGTGCTGGTGCTGGTGCTGGTTCTAGTGCGGGTGCTAGTGCTTGTTTATCGCTTTCTTCAAGCTCCTTCATCATCTCCGCTTGTCTTCGTTGTTCTTCGCGCTTTTCAAGGTTTACCGTCTCCAGCGCTTCATGTTTTATAGTAGTTAGTATTCTTTCTATTATTTCGTCTATTTTTTTTCTATTATATACATATGGTCTCCAATGTTCCTCCTTTATTGCAAACAATTTTTGTATCTCACTAGTAGCATTAGCAATGTTCAAAAATATTTGTGTTTTGACTTCCATCTGCTTCACCTGGTCTTTTGCTGTTTCTTCTTGTTTCGCTATCATATTGGGTAAATCACTAACTATAGATATCAATTGTTCATTTGTTAACAATTGTTCATTTGTTAACAATTGCTCAGCTTTCATCCATTCTATACATTTTTTCGTATTTACTGCCCAGTCACTGTTTTTCAGTATTTTTTTTTTGTTAATTACCTGTTCTAGCATAGTATACACCTTAATTGCTTTAATCATACGTGCTTTCCTTAACACCATTATAGCAGTTTCACACCATCTTTCCTTTGCCTCCTTAACCTTCATTGCTGCATCCTTCTCGGCCCTCAACTTATTCGCCTCCGCCGTAGTCACCGC